AATTTTTATGATTTTATTTTTTTGCAAAATTTTTATTTTGAGAAAAATTACGAAGAAATTAAAATAATTTAGATTTTTAAAGATAAAAATTTTAAAAATAATAAATATTTCAACATTTACATTTTTTAAACTCTTAAGAGTTTGAAAAAATTTTTATTAAAAAATATAAAAAACATAAAAAATATAATCCAAATAAAGTATTTTTGAATATAGGTAATCTTATTACCTGTAATTAATATTAGGTGAAAAGAAATGAGTAATAAAACTTATTTGAAAGTTACAAAAAAACCTAGAGATAAGCCTATAGTAGATAGACCTATTAAATTTGAGCCTCTACAAAATCTTCATTTGGAATTGATAGAGGTTAAAAGTAAATTAAAACCAGGATTGCCTTTAATTCCTCAATCAGCACCTAAAATGCGGCCTATTCCATCCACAAATACAACAACTACAGAAAGTACCACTAGCACAACAAGTACTACCAAAAATACAGTAGATACTGCTGTAAAATCAAAAGATAAAGAAAATAAAATTAATTTACCAAAAAGTATAGTTATCGACACTATTATAGATAAAAATGAAGGTAAAAGAGAAAATTTTGAAAAAGATAGTTCTGTTAAAAATAGGGATAATTCAATCAAACATAAAGATAAAATTAAACAAACAAATCCTGTTAAAACCGCAGAAAATATTGTTAAAAATAACGATAAAAATAAAATTAAACAACCTACCAAAAAAGAAGAAACAGAAGACGAAGAAGAAATTGAAGAAAATGAGGTAGAAGAGGAAAAAGAAGAAATCGTAGAGGAAGGCGAAGAAGAGGAGGTAAAAAATGAAGAGATTCAACCAGAAGAAGAAAAAGTTGATGAAGACGATCCTTATGCAGGATTATCGCCTGAAGAAAGAGAAATTAAAGAAAAAGAAGAATATATTTGGAGATTTCGTATTTTAAAAAAACAATACGGTAAACATGCGACAATAGAGATTCCTAGCTGGAATGAACATTCTGATTTGCATATGATGAAAACCTCATATGAAAGGACGATAAGAGAATTATATCTCGATGATGCTGTAGAAACTTATAAAACCTATCTCATTGGTGGGTGGATAGTTATGGAATATGTTTGCACTCAAATGATAGGAATAGATTTGCGAGGTTTTACCGTATATCAAATTCAAATAATGTATAAATATGAAAGAATGTTAATAGAATTAGGTGAGAAATCTTATACTAGATGGGGAATGAATCTGCCTGTAGAGGTAAGATTAATAGGCATGATTTTATTTCAAGCAGGAATATTTTATTTAGCTAAAATTATATCTGATAAATTTGGTTCTAATTTAGCAGAAATATTTAGAGGTTTTACTGGACAACCTCCTCCTTCGAATAATTCCAATGGCAATAATAAAGAAAATGACGAAATTGATGACAATGAAAATGATGGAAAAAAAATGAAGGGACCAAAAATAAAAGCAGACGATATTCGCAGAAGAAGAGCTGAAAAAACGTCTTAAATATTTATATAATTATGGATATTTCACGCTAATTAAATTATATTTATTTTTCTGACGTTTTAATGTCAGAAAAATATTCTATTTGCGTGAAATATTTTATTGCACAAAAATTAAAAAATTGAAAAATATTTTTAAAATATTTTATTTTTTAATCGAATCGATTCACTCGAAAAATTTAATGGAGATTATTGTGGCTATCGCTTCTAATTGTTCTGGAAAATTAACTGTCGCCGAGAAAGATGGTTGGATTGTAGTTACTGCTCCTGTAAAAGAAGGAAGATATGGTTACAAAGCATTATATGGTTTGCGGGAATTGACCGATCACAGATGGAATGATGTGCCATCAACACTCAAGGTGCATTTAAATGGATTTGAGTTTGATGGGGCTTGTTTTGATTGGATGATAAATTATTTTGGTAAAGAAAATTTTAAATTATCTAGTCCATGTTAATTTTATTAGTGCGTAAATTTTTTTTTCACGTATTAAAAACGTGAAAAAAAATAATATTAAAACTTAAATTAAATTCCAATCAATCTCTTTTTTACCCCATTCTTTAAGGATTTCATTTGCTTTTAAAAAATGTTTTTCGTCAAAAAAATCTCCTGTGGTATTTAATGGGCTGGGATGACCAGATTCTAAAAATTTATGTTTATTTTTATCGAATTTATTTTTATAAGATTTAGCGTCCAAACCCCACATTATTATTACTAAATTTTCGCATTTTTGTGACAAATAAGTAAAAAGATTAGACGTAAATTGTTCCCAAATTTTATAATGAGATTTTGATTGTCTCTCTCTTACGGTTAAAGCTGTGTTAATAAGAAAAACTCCTTCTTGAGCCCATTTTGTAAGATTTCCAGATTTTAAATCACATTTATATCCACAATCCATTAGCTCTTTATAAATATTTTTTAACGATGGTTGAATCTTTCCATAACTATTCATATGACTAAATGCTAATCCCATCGCTACATTTGGAGATGGATATGGATCTGCTCCTATAATTATTACTTTAATAGAAGTTAATGGAGTAATAAGCATCGCATAAAAAACTTTGTCGGGCGTGGGCCAAATATTAACTTTATCGTAATCTGGAGATAATTTTTTATCAATCTCTTTAATAATATTTATTGATTTATCAAAAAAATCTTTCCACCCCTTCTTCTCCAATATTTTATCAAAAACTATTATTATATTTTCTAATTTTGTTTTTTCTGACCAATATAAACTAATTTCACGTATATCATTTAGATTATTTTCATTAAAAATAATAGGTTTTATATGTATATTTATTAAATTATTAAATTTTTTATTAATTAAGCATAATTTGAAAATATCATGAATGATAAAATAACTTTTATATCTATCTAAACAAGAAAATGCTTTTTTCAGGGTGGATTGACAAAAACGTTCGAGTATCTTTATCCAAATATCGTCGATAAAAAAATTGTTAAATTTATGAAACTTATCTATATAATTATATATTTTTACTTGAGATATTTTTTTATTTTGAAAAACAAATGAAATATTTTCCATTTTATAATTTTATTTTTATATTTTTGATTTTATTCAAAATTTCTTCAAAATTTTTCTTAAATTTTTAAATTTATCTCAATTTCTAAAAATTATAAAAATGAAAATTTTATAATTTTTTATTATTTTAAATCGATATGCAAAATCTAAGAAAAGAAATACTAAACAGATGGCATTTCAACCTAACTAAAGAAAATTTACCCACAGAAAAAGATTTAGAGCAACTTTTTCAATTATATAATGATATCGTTTTTTTTAATCAAATAAAAGAGCAGTTATTACAAAAAAATATAACAATTATTTTTGGAGAGCAAAAAGAATTGGAATCATTAGAAAATATAAAAAGATTTTGTGGGATAATTTATTATGAAAATTTGATTAATTTTCAAATATCTCCGTGGATTTTAATTAGATTTCTTGAAAATAAAAAAAATCAGGATCAAGAAAATATTTTGTTATATTTTTTATCTATATTTGAACATCAATTACTACATTTATGCACATTATTATGGGTTTCAGAAAAAGAATTAAATGATTTCCAATTAACGACGGTTAATGTACATGGAAATGTGTTTAAATGTATATTAAAAAATTTTTTTGGCGGAAATATAAAAAATGATATCACGATTAATTTGAGTAAACCTGGCTCTTATATTCAACCTTTTTCAGAAAAAGAGCCAGGAAGATATAAATATTGGGAAAATTCATGTAATATTGACGCCTTGACAAGTATATTTTATGCTAGTAAAAGTACCGCTTTTCGCGATGCTATATTTTTGAGCAATGTTGATTTAATAGATTACACAAAATTTAATGAAACATCGAAATTAAAAAATTCTAATTTATTATTTAAGTCGCCATGTTCTTTTGATTCTGATATAAAAAGCGAAGAACAATTTAGAAATATAGTTAAAGAGATACAAATAGCAATGTTCTCTGATTATACTATTATGATTGAGCAAGGAAAAAATATTAAATGTAGTAATTTAAGAGAATTGTTATCTCAATGTTACACGGATATGAAAACGGAGTATTCCGAATGGAATGTTTATAATGTGGCTGAATTATACGTTTTATTTGTACAAGCTTTTCCAAAATTATATAATTTAAATTACCCAGCATACACAAATTATCCATTAGAAATTCGCGAACGTATTAACAATGAACAAATTAGCATTTTTACTTTTTGGGAATTTATTCATGACGACTTAGAAACGCAAAATCGACCTTTAATTGATTGGAACGAATTTAATAGCGATATTTTAGTATTTAGAAATGGCGGAAATCCAGCTATTCTTAATTTTGGATCGACAGACAGCGAAATAATAAAAATACCAGAATATAAAAAAATAATTGTTGATGAATATAAATATACAAAAACTCTGCCTAAAGGGTGGAAAAGAGCATATTCTAAAGAAGAGGATGAATATTTTTATTTTAATGCATATACTGGAGAGCAAAGATCAAAAGAACCCAAGGGTACGATTAAAAATAAAATAAAAACGGGAAAAATGAAAGAAAAAACGATAAAAACAACAATAAAAATGGAAATAAATAAAACCAGAGCATTTGGCGAATATATTATTAATAATAGATATGAATTAATCGGTGCTATTATTTTACAAGGAACTAAACCAGGTGAAGAGGGAGGCGTGCATTATATTTCTTATATTAAAACGGTAAACCATCAGAATGATAGTTTTTGGATAAAATATAATGATATAGGAAATGTATGGGATAAAATTGATGGATTTCCAGAAAAAATACTTGTTGAAAAAATTAATAATAAACCTGAAATGTATTTTTACATGAAAATTAAAGATTATAATAAATAAAAATCGTAAATAATTTTTTTTCAATAAAATATTTTTCTCGCGTTTAACGCGAGAAAAATAAATGTAATTTAACAAAAATTCAAACCAAAGGTTTGAATTTTGTTGAACTCATGTTTAATTACTAAAAAATGAAAAAATAAAAATTAAAAACCATTAAATTTTCTAAAATATTCAAAATTTCTTCTAAATTTTTCTTAAATTAAAAACTTATGGAAGAAAAATCTTACAAAAAAGGTGAAATAAGAGTAGGTAGAATCGTTAAAAATAAAAATCCATCTTTTGAAAATTTTAAACCTATAATTGTAATGACTCCTTCGTCTGCTTATGGAGATATCGGTCCATATTGTTTAAAAACTAAAGAAGGATATTTAATGGAAAATATATGGCAATTTAGTAAAGTTTATCCAAAAGTTCCTAAAACAACGCAAGTTTACTCAAGATGGAATAATATGATAATTTGGGATTGGCCAGAAGAAATACACATATCTCTTTCTGCTTCTCAGAAAGAGTTAAATTCAGAAACAGAAGAGGTAAATGAAAAATATTGGCATTGGAGAAATGAAGGAATAAAAGCAAAAAACGCTATTAGATATCCTGTAGGAAGAGCAAATATGAATCAATGTATTTACGCTTTAAATAAAATATCGGAAAATCCTCTAAAATACGAAAAATTAGATTATATAGAGGCTAGGAAAAAAATATATGTTAAAGTTTACAAGGATTTAGTTCAAAATCATCCAACCTTTCTCAAATTAAAAGAGTGGTTAAATAAAGGTATAAATTTATTAATTATAGAGATTGACGGGCCCCATGAAGAAAGTTTAGAATATTATAAAAATAAATACGGTGTAGCAGATAATTTTATTCAAAATGACACTATTCTTGCGACAAAAAATAATTTGGAAATTATGTTAAACGATGATAAACATTCATATGGTCACGGATATGTACTAGCTTCCGCGCTTTTGGATTTTGAATTTTAATAAAAACATTATATTTATTTTTCTCACGTTAAAAACGTGAGAAAAATATTATTATATATGAAAAATATATTTATAATTATTTTAATTTTAACCAGCATAATTTAAATAAATTTTTTGAAGCATTTCATAAGTTTTGGTTCTTTCGTATACGTATATTGGATCGCTTTTTGCCAAATCACATAATTTAATTATAAGGCATTTATCACGATAATTATTTCTATAAGAATCAGCTTTTTCAAAAGTAATTGTCGCTATATATTTCGTAAAAATTAATATATTATCGACACATATTATTTCAGGCAAAGAAAATATACTTCCGAATTCCATACATTATTGCACATTTTATAAACAAAAATATATATCAATTTTAAATAAAATTATTTAATGGAAAAATTATTTCAAAAATATTATTTAATAGACAAACAAATATTTTTTCACATAAAAATATTTTTCTGACGTTAAAAACGTCAGAAAAATAAATGTAATTTAATTAAATGTGAAAAAATAAATGTAATTTAATAATAATATTAAAATATGTTTGTCACTGAAGAACAATTAAAATACATAGACGTGCCGAAAAAAAATTGTCAACGCGGTTTGGAAGAATATGTTGTGAGTTCTCATCCCGGTGATAAACAGGTAACTATTAGTAAAAAACCTTCTTATCGTTATATGAATAATCCGATTTATAGAGTGGGAGTAGAAGGAGATCCCGCACCTCAAGCTCTTAGTTCTCGTTTATTTGGTCCTCGTAGACAACAACAAGAGAGTATTTTACATACTTTATATCCAGCTATAGATTCAGGAAGTATAAATATACCCGATAAAGCATGGGATCAACGATGGTATTATGGTAGAGGAAATATTCCTAATGTTTTAGAGAGCCAAGAAAGGGTAGATATTGATAAAAATAAAATGGAAAGTTATAATCAGGCTGTAACGAAAAAAATAACCGATCAAATGATAGATAATCAAGTTAATAGATATATTCCTGTCTATGATGAATCTAGAATTAATGATTTAGAGGTCCCAGATGGAATGAGCGTGCGTAGTTTTGGAAATGATAAATTTAGTAGTTTTATAGATGAAGATATTCCGAATAATCCAAATATTCCTGTTCTCTCTCCGATAACTACAACGTTTGGCGAACCTAAACTCGCTGTAGACAAAAATCGTGTAGATATACTCGGTAAACCAAAAATAGAAAATTATATTGATGTAAGACCTATGCCAAAACCCGTCTCTTCAAATATTAATAATAAATACGGTCATTATGGTTATCCTCAACCGAGTGGATACGCTTCAATGGGAGATCACAAACATAAATATGAAGTGTTTCCTAAAACTCCGGTACTTGAATATTTTAATAATAATAAAACAAATTATAATGGTTGGTATTTTGTCGGTATAATTACATTATTTATAATAATATTGCTAGGAGTTTTATATAGAAAAACAAAAAGAACCAGATAAAAATTTAAAATTTTATATCTAACATTTATTTTTTCTGACGTTTTAATGTCAGAAAAAAATGTAATTTAACAAAAATTCAAACCTTTGGTTTGAATTTTGTTGAACTCAAGTTTGTTTAATTTAATTAGGGTGAAAAAATTATATTTATTTTTTTATTTTTTTTCAATGATGGATATTGAGTCGTTTAAAAGAAAATACTTTACATATTCTTGATCTCTAACTATCCTTTTTTTTGAAAAATGATCCCAATCCACCTCTCCTGCATATAGTTTAAATTTTTCTGGTTTTAAATTGTACATATCACAAAATTTTTGTACAAATGATTTTGCCTTAATATTTATCGGTACTTTTAGTGTACAATCGGTAATATAATTGTTATTAAAAATTATTGTAGTCTCTACAGAAACCTCAACATTAATAAATTCTTGGTTTGTTGACATGCGATAAAAAGTCGATAATTTAATTGAAAAATTTAAAAAATATTTCAATTTTTCAAAATAATATTTTTCAAAATAATATTTTTATTAAATCACATTTATTTTTAAATTACATTTAATGTCAAAAATATTTTTATTTTATGTAACAAATGGAGAAAAAAATAAAAATAATTTTTGAGGGGAATGAAGAGATTATTAAAGTGGTTGAATCGGGTAAATTTTTAAATAAATATATAGGATTGCCGAGTGAAGCTTGTCCTCTTATAGATGCGAATATTAAATTTGTTGAAAAACTTGGAGAAGGAAAATATGGTGCCGTTTTTTTAATCAAGATAAAAGACGATAATTCAAAAAAATACGTTGTAAAAAAAAGTAATATAAAATTTAATTATATTGATATTAAAAAATCGGAGATTTCTGAAATATTAAAAGAGATTGATATTGATCTAAATACATTTTTATCTTTACAATTGCCATCTTTTTCTCGTGAATTTGAAAAAATTTCCGATTTTGGACGAATAAAAATATTAATTCCTCCAAATATTTGCAAATTATCGAATTATGAACTTTTTACATCGATTCCTCAAATAGGGGATGACGATATTTTAGCCAAAATATTAGTTCCAAAAGGTTCGTATCTATGCAACGATAATTCATTTTCTGAATATATTATAGGTGCGTATATTGGTAAATTATACCGTGATAAGATGTGTATTAATTTTATTAATATGTATTCAATGTTTACGTGTCCTAATAAAGATTCTTCAGAAAAAGATATTTTTCAACAATATATATTTATGGATAAAATAGATGCAGAATTATGTGATTGTTTACCTTGTATATCACCGTTAGAATATAAAAAATTAAATCTTTTAAGTTTTGATTTTTCTGCAAAGCAGAAAAATTTAAATCTTTCAAATATTCCTTTCAATAAATTGGACATTATCAATGGAATTTATATACAGACAATGTTCGCTATAGCTACCTATCAGGAACATTTAAAAATTTCTCATAATGATCTTCATTGCGGAAATATATTTATAGAATATGTAACCCCTGATACTACATTTAATGGGCAAAATATCGCAGATGCAAATTATTTTCATTATAAAATTAAGGGAATGGATATTTATTTTCCTGCAATTTTCGCTATTGTTAAGATAGGTGATTTTGGATTATCGGTTAAATATAGTAAACCTATCGTAGGATATAAGCGCATTTTTGAAGATGGATATGCAAGTCGAGAAGAATATGATCCATATGATCCAGAAGATCAATACGACCCATTAATTCCAAATTATTATTTATCGGCATACGATAGTCTATATTTTACTGTTAATTATGGGCAATTTTTAAGTCCAAATATGTTCGAAGGAGATTTAGGAAATTTAATTACCGATTGTTTACGTTTCATGTGTCCAAAAATCGATAAAGAAGACGATCAATTATATGAAGAACTTTTAAATAAAAATTATATTAAAAAAAATGGGAGACCTGTGCTTGAAAATCTTGAAAATGTAAAAAACGCTTTGGGAAATCTTGCTGTGCCTATAAGAAAATTATATAAAGAGAAACCTATTTCTGGAAAAATTGTGACATTGGGTATTTTGTGAAAAAAATAAATTTTCCAAAAATGAAAAATATTTTTATAATTTTATTTTTTATTTGACAAGAAAAAACAACGATATAATGGGAAATTTAACTAAATTTTTAACACAAGACGAGATTAATTTTTTCTTTGATACATTCCCTGAGGAGAAGAAAAGAAAGACGGATTCAGGTTTATTAAAATGTCCAAATTTATTAAGTAATATTAGATTTCTAATCACCCTAAAAATTGAAAATAAAGAACAAATTAATAAAATATGGAATAAAAGTTTAGAAATTTACCATAATTGTATCATAAGAAAAATGGTAAATATTTTTATAAAACCACATCGAGAATTTAACATGGAAAGTGCGTATTGTCATGAAACAACTGAATCTGTCATGCTAATATCTCATATTTTGAATTTATTAAATAATGACGTTAAAAAAATTATTATGGAAACCTATTATTGCTACATACATATTTGCGATTTTAAAAAAATGTATCCGCCTATTGGACAGAAAGAAAAAGAACCTCGTTAAAAAATGTAATTTGTTAAAAAATCTAAACTTCAAACAGAATTATTCTTATCTGAAAAAGATAAGAATTTTTATAAAAATGAAAAAAATAAAATTATTTTTATGAATGAAACCACAAAAAAATTTAAAATGAAATTAGCTTTGCGAAATGATTCTTATAGTTGGATTCCTTTAATTAAAGGGACAAATACTATAAATAATAAATCTCCATTTTATCATAGACATAAATCAGATATTCATATATTTTATGTCACTTTATGTGATATAAATAATATTTATCACGACACTGATTTTTATATGAAAGAAATACAATTTTATGCTTCTTGTCACCCCTCTTCATTGCAAAGATTAACTAGGTATGGAAAGTGTAAAATTTGTTCAAAACTTACTTTTTATATCTGCATATTGCCATCTTCAAAAATAATACGAATGTGTTCTGCATGTACATCCATAAAAACGAAAAAAATAGTATTGGGAAAAAATATATTGTATTATGATAACATACACAACGATAATATTGTGGGACATTATAAAAATTTATTTTATCATCACAAAATCATAAATTCTAAAAATTTTTTGTTAAAAAATATATTTAATGACAAAAATCTAAAAATTTGCACAAATAATAAATGTAAAATATGCGAATCACAATTGGACTATCCAAAAAAATCTAATTTTTGTATTTTTTGTAAAAATTTTTCCATAAGACGTTATGTCGCTATAAATCTCGATAAATATATGATAATTAATTCATTATTTTTGTCTGAGTTGGCAAAAATAATAACTAAAATTTCATTTGAAATAATATAAATATTGAAGTTATTAATTTGCCTGGTCTGATATCCGATAAATTATCACAAAAAAATCGCATATGAATATGCAATCTGCCAAATCCTAATAACCCTTCCTTGCTGACAGGTTCCTGTCTGAACATCCATAAGTTGGATAAAAAAATTTCTAGCGAAATCAATTAAGATTTCTAAATCTATTGGCTTAAATATTTGGGATACCTGCATCTCTAATCTATCTTTAATTATATTCCATTCTAAAGAGCAAATATACAACAAATCATCGCATGAAACGCCATTTGTTGAATCAATATTTGAATTTGTTCCCCAACCGCTTATTAACAAATTTAAATATTGTAAAGATATCGCATTATTTTCTAAAATTTGACATTGTGTAATCTCGCTAATAAAATTCATTACAGATTTTTTTTTATCAAAATCCGATACGAATTTGATACTACTTAAAACATCTCTCAGAATTGGATCTTGGAGAGAATGATCATAATTATGAGTTTGTACCGATGGTACAGCGCCCGTAGGTGGCGTATAAAAATTATTCATTTGATATTTTTAAATATAAAAATTTAATTTCAAAAAGAAAAAATATTTATTTTCAATATTAAAAAAAAGTTATCCAACAATTAAATTATTAAATTTTTTTAATCTTCTTTTTTAGATTTTAAAATGATGGATTCTAGCTCTACTACCGAAGAAAATAATAAATTTGAGAATAATAATTTGGAAAATAATAAATTAGAAATTTTTGAACCTGAGCAAATCTTTCCTAAAAAATATTTTGACGAAAAATTTTGTGATCTTCCTCAATTATTTATAAATGAAAATTCAAGATTAACGATGCTTAATTTTTTGAGATTAAAATTTTCTGGAGGCGAAGGAAAATGTTTATTTCGTCGTTGGAAACAATTAACGTGTAAAAACGGCCCTATTAGTGTAATAGAACACGTTAGCCCAGAAATTTCCAAATATATTCCAAATCTTAATGATTTAGATTTTAAAAGAGCCAATAGATATGCTGAAATAAAATATAAATATTTTTATGGAATTTGTAATCCTAATAAAATTAGAGAAGAGCCATCAATAATTGAAAATAAGCCTATTTTTCTTCATTCTAATAATTATGATCAATTTGATTTTACAATAAATTGTGACGTTGAATTTTATAATAATAAAGATCTTTGTCGCCCTATAACACCGATGCCTGGAGATTTAATTTTTATATTTTTATCCAACAAAACCATAGAAAATTACTCAAATACTCCACAAAATAGATACATAAATGCCGATAAATGGTTTGTAGCTTCGGAGCAATTTTTACGAGCATGGACGGCCGTTATGTATGATAATCATGAAACATTTTATAAATGGTTTCCCGCTAATACAGAAGAGATTAATCCAGCTATATTAAGAGAAAAATTTTTAAGTGGGGGTCGTTTAATGACAAATTCTTTTAGAAAACATTATTTATCTTGTATAGATAACAAAAAAGAGATTACACAAAGCGATGTAAAACAAAAATTTTGGTATCTTCGTACAGAATATGCCTCATGTCAATATGTTGATATTTATGCGGCTATAGTATTATTGGCAAAATATGGAGAATTACCATGCATTTTAAATGTTCCTAACAACAAAGATAGTGAAAATCGTAGATTATCATGGGATCTGCCTTTTAATTTTATTTCAAATTTATTTAATGCTTGTATGAAAGGCGATATTAGCGAAATTAAAATAATAAATTATGAAAAATGGAAAAATTTTGTGGATAGTGACAATATATTTACAAATTTTCGCTTTTCTAACGCGGTAGGATTTGTAGAGATTGTTCATGATTATCATTTAATGAACAACGTTTATTCAAAATTAGATTTAAAACCTAAAAAACCAGCAAATAGAGCCACAAAACCTTATAAAAAAAGACCGATTCAAAATAGAAAAATTATTGCAGAACATTATCCGGAGATTGGAGAATCAAATAATTTTTTTAAAAAAGAACAAAATACAAAAAAATTTACCAAAAAAACTTCATTTAATAATGTTCCCAATGCCAAATCTGGCGTTAAACAATGGGCTAAAAAAAATGAAAATGAAGAAAAAATAAATTTTGTAAAGAAAAATATCGAAACTCTTCAAAATCCTGAAAAAGGTGAAAATTCAATTATTTTTAAACTTAAAATAGATATTCCATCTGATTGGTCTACCGTAACAACCGGTAATAATTGGTAAACTTTAGTTTTGATTTTTTTTGTGAAGCAAAAAAATTTAAAAAAATGATTTTTCTGGTTTTGATTTTTTGTTCCGCAAAAAATTAAAAAAATGTAATTTTTCTATTTTTTATTTTTCTATAATAATTTTATTTTTTATATCAGGGAAATGTTTCTCTATATCGGTTATTTTAGTATCTATAAATAAAATAAAAGCATCAATCTCAGATTCGTATAATCTATCATAACTATACGTACTCGCTAAATTTGCTAAACCTGTTTTAGACTCTATAATAGAATTTATTAACATTTTTCCTATATTTTTTGAATATGTTCCATCAGAATAAAGATATTTATAAGATAATTCAAATGCTTCTTTTATGACACTTTTTACAAATTCTAATGCGCCATTTTTTGATTCTGCTCTCGTTATAAATGTTCTATAAAAACTGCTCATCCACGAATCTGCAGATATAACTTGCAAATATTCTACATCAATTTTTTCCCTTTGTTTAATCTTGGATATAAATTTTAATTTGCTAACAAGTTCATGCGCAGCTTTATCGTCAATAGTAGTTAAAAAATTATCATTAACTTCCATAAATTTTTTTTATTTTTACTTTGAGCGATAAAAAATATTTTTGAGATTAATTAAATTACATTTTTTTCTGACGTTAAAACGTCAGAAAAAATTTAATGTCAAAAATAAATGTAATTTAATAAAATATTTTTGACGTTTTTAATTAAATTACATTTTTTCTGATGTTTTAATGTCAGAAAAAATTTAATGTCAAAAATAAATGTAATTTAATAAAATATTTTTGACATTTTTATTAAAATAAATATAGATTTATTTTTCACATATTTAAGTGTATGAAAAATATTATATTTGTGGGAGCAATATTTTTTTGTAAAACAAAAATTAAATTATAAAATAACATAAATAACATAATAAAAAATAAAATGTCTATACAAAATAATGATACTTTCACAAGTTTGGCTACACAAAATTTAACTATAACGGGATCATTAACAATACCTCAAGGAAAAAATCTCGCAGATGATATTTCAAGAACTTTACAACCAAGTACAAGTGGTGGTTCTTTTGGATACGATACTACAAATTCAGGATTTTACGCAGGGGTTCCTGGAAAATGGAATCCTATTGCCGTTAATTATCAATCTTTCACAGGAATAAATTTTACAGGACCTTGGGCCGTTAGTAGTCCAGGTTTTATATTAAATTATTCTATTTTTGTAAATCAAAAATTTATAGGAATAAGTCCAGGAAATACAGCTCCATCTGTTAATAATCTCCCAATGTCTTTTCCTGCAGGCACAATACCTCCAAGTATGATACCTATAGGCGCGCCGGCACTTATACCTATTTTGGTTGTTAATAATAGTTTAAATGTTCTGGGATCTATGAAAATAAATGCCGATGGATCTGGTAATATTTATGCAGATCTTAACGGAGGAAGTTTTACAGCTGCGGGTAATGCAGGATTTCCTGCTAGTGGTTCATTCGTTTGGTATCAATAAATAAAAATAAAATTTTATTTTTACTTTAAATAACACATTTTATATTGCAAATACAATATAAAATTTTTGGTTTTAATTTTTGTTATATATCAAAAATATGTTGTTTTAAAAATATATTATTTTGAGTAAAAAATAAATTAATCATAATAATTGTGTTAAACCTGCACCATGGTTACTAAATTCTCCATCTCTAAAGTAGGGAATTATTTCTAATAAAATATAAGTTTGCGCTAAAGGATTTGGAACGGGCGTAGTATCTGGAATTACGATTGTATATCCTTGTTCTTGCATTATATTAATCACCACAGGCTCATTTCTCGGAAATCTAGTTACTTGATCCATATGAGCGAAAAAAAATACCCACACAGGAAGTCCTGTAACAGTACTAAATTGAATTCTTTCCTGAGTTAATACGAAGCGAGCATTAGCAAATTTATTATCTATCGAATAAATTAATTGTTTATCATTATAATTTATAGAATGAACGTCGAGATATATACGCTGTAAATCTGCAGTATTAACTGTGTGAACTACTCCCAGATTATCTGTATATGTTACGTTACCATAAGGCAAAATAAATTTTACAACTTTAACAGATTGAGAAAATTCTACTATTCTATTACCGGGTCTGATTGAATTTTGTGTAACTTGACGTGGAGATTGATACCACGTTCTTATTTGATTGCCATCTACGGTATAAGATGCTGGATTTGGATATGAGGTTATATTTCTATATGTGCTATCTAAATCGATAAAAGTTGACATTTTTTATTATAATTTATTTTTGTTTAAAGTATAAATTTCTTTTTTTTTGAACTATTTAAATTTTATTTTTCATAAAAAATATAGTTTTGGTAAAATAATAAAAAAATATATTTTTTATGAAAAAATGTAATTTAAAAATTTATTTTTTTTAAAATTTTATTTTTTTATTTTCTTTTTTTATTTTCTTTTTTTCTATTTCAAAATAATAAGCATAATAAATTAAAATATTAAATGGACAGAAATTATCCCGTCGGATCTATGATTAACCCACCTCGTCAAGCTACTACTTGCGCTTTTCCTTCGCCTCCAGTTCGTATGGTTTACTGCCAACCCGCTGCATTTCAACAAATTAATGGACAAAAATATCAAAAATTAGTATATGCGTATGGACAGGCTAGACCTATGTTATAAAGCGTGATTCTATTTTTTAGAATTTAGAAACAAAAAATATGTTCATTTTTCACACATTAAAATGTGTGAAAAATTATTTTTACTGCTAAATTTATTTTTCTATTTTTTGTTGGAATTTATTTAAAAAACAAAAAACATTTTTTATTATATTTTTTGTTTATTTTTTATTTTTTAAAAAACTTTAAATTACATTTATTTTTGAGATTTTTTATTTTTTGAATAAAAAAAATTATTTTTGAGATTTGAAAAATCTCAAAAATAAAATGTAATTTAAATAATAATTAATAAAAATAATAGATAAAATTCTTTATATGGATAATCAAACTACAACAGTAATCGTTGTTATAGTAGTCGTAATCGCGGCATTTGTTTTTTGGCAACATTGCACAATATCATGCACAAAATCTGAAGGTTATATGGCAAATGCACTTTCTTCGCCTGCAAGTTTAAAACGTACACCTGTGACTTTTGCATTTAAAGGTGATGGATTTACCTATAATCCTCATTATTTTGGAAATCCAAAAGATAGGCAATTACCATTAGAAATCGGAGCTCAAGATTTTTTTGCAAGAGATATTGCCGAAACTTTAGAACCATTACATAGGCTAGATACCGGGGCTTGTAAAACAATTAAAGGATGTCAATATGTTCAATCAAATCCTGTCATTTTAAACGACGGTAAAACTAGAAATGATCTTCTCGAAAGTGGAGACGTTGAATGGTACAGAAAATTGTCAAATATGCATGGTAAAAATTATGCTAAACTTCTTCCAGGAATGATTCGCTATCCTTATGAAATTGATGCAGTATATGTAGATCCAGATGATCAACCTCCATTATATAGTGGAGATTTCCATTATAATTCAATTTTGGGACATTAAACGAAGTTCAACAAAATTCAAACAAAGGTTTGAATTTTTGTTAAATCAATATTAATTAAGGAATTTTTCATGTAAAAAACATGAAAAATAAAAATATTTAAAAAATAAAAATATTTCAAAAAATAAAAATATTTCAAAAAAAGTATTTCAAAAATAAAAGTATATTTTTTTGCTTTTTAATTAACGGAGCTCAACAAAATTCAAAATATTATTTATTTTCTAATTTTTATAGTAAATATTTTATTTCCTCGCGTTTAAATGGTAAATTAAAATAACTCTCATAAAAATATCATCAAAAATAAAATTATTTTATTTTTTTGCGATGTCAAATATAAAATAAATAACAAATATTTTTAATTTATTTATTAATAAATTAAAAATTTAGGAAAAATTTTTGAAAATTTTGAGTAATATAGAAAATGTCCAATATATCCAATTCATTTACAGATACAAACGTTGTAACTAATAAATTTTTGCCCCCAGTAGGAATAAATTTAACTATACCAGGATCCTGGTCAATTCCCCCTACTTCAGGGGCAATTGCCTACGATTCTGGCGCTTTAAATCTTTTTATGGGTACAGAAACATTATGGGTACCTATCGTTTCTTCGGGAGGGGCTACCGGTTCTACTGGCGTAACTGGAAGTACAGGTTTTACAGGTCCCACCGGTTTTACAGGAAATACAGGGGCAACTGGGGTAACTGGCCCGACTGGAAATACGGGGTTTACAGGCCCCACAGGTTTTACGGGTCCTATAGGAAATACAGGCGTAACCGGCCCAACTGGAAATACTGGACCTACAGGTTTTACTGGCCCAACTGGAATGATGGGAGCTGCCGCTAATACAGGGGCAACCGGAACTACTGGAAGTACAGGATTTACAGGGCCCACTGGCCCAATGGGAGCCGCCGCTAATACAGGGGCAACTGGAAATACTGGATCAACGGGAAGCACGGGTCCCACCGGTTTAGGGGCAACTGGCGTCACAGGGCCCACAGGACAAACGGGGTCCACTGGAAAAACAGGCGCAACTGGTTTTACAGGATTTACCGGTTATACAGGCTATACAGGTTATACTGGGGTAACAGGGGCTACTGGAAAAACTGGCGCGACTGGTTATACAGGTTTTACCGGTTATACAGGTTATACTGGGGTAACAGGCCCCACTGGAAAAACTGGCGCGACTGGTTATACAGGTTTTACCGGTTATACAGGTTATACAGGGGTAACAGGTCCTACTGGAAAAACTGGCGCAACTGGAGTGACGGGTCCCATTGGAAATACGGGATTTACAGGGGTAACAGGTCCCACCGGAAAAACAGGGGCAACAGGGATAATTGGGCCCACTGGACAAACGGGCCCTACCGGTTTATTAGGTGCATTAGCACCTTTTGGTAATGCCCCAAATGCAAATGCCGCTACTTTAGCAGCAAATATTCTTAATTTACAACCAGCAAGCCCTTCTTTTCCTGGAGGAGTTTCAACTTTAGCACAGGGATTTACTGGGGTAAAAACTTTTGGAGGTTTTACGGGAGGAGGAGGCGTGGCTTTAACGAGTTGCCCTGAATTTACTTTTGGAACTTTTTATAATAATCCTACATTTTTTGACAGCGTTGCCACTGCTTCTGGCGGGGGAACTTTACCTCCAATTAGTTTAACTGCAGGAGGGGCTGCTACCACTGTTAATAATGTTTTTGTTCAAAGAGAAGGCAGACAATTAATATATAATATTGGAGATTTTGTGGTAACAGTTGCATCTCCCGGTTTTATTATAACAAGCGGAGCAGGAATTCCTCCGGCATTTAGGCCTACAGTTAATAGAACTGCAACGTGTCATGTAGCGGCAAATGGTCTCGATACTTTTGGAACGATAAGAATATTTACCGATGGACATTTCGAAATCTCTCTTTTTAATACTTTTGGCGCGGCTCCAACTATTTTAGTGCCTACAGTATTTCCAGCAGGAACAGCAGGTTTGCCTTTCGAAGGAATTACGGTTATTATTGCTAATTAAAAAATTTTAATATTTCATAAATATTTTTCTATAAAATATTTTGTTTTTTTACGTTTAATATCGTAAAAAAAATAAATTTCAATAAAAAATAAATTTCAATAAAAAATTAATTTCAATAAAAAATAAATTTCAATAAAAAATAAATTTCAATAAAAAAATAATTTCAATAAAAAATAAATTGATATATCTTATTTTTTACGTGAAAAATATTTAACTCGCGAAAAATAATATATTTTTTGCAATAAATTATTTTATAGAATAATTATAATAATTATAAAATAAATATGGGATCAGCGCTATCTACAATTATTTTTCAACCATTAATCTTAGGAACGGCCGCAACTTTAATGATTATTGCATTGATTTATCAAAATAGAGGTAGTACTTGCGATAATAAAGTAGATAATTGGGGAGCAGAGATTTTTAAATTGGATATGGGTTTATCAATTGTACTCGTTATAACGGCGGTGATAATAAATTTTATTTCTGGGCTTATGGTTTAAAAAAAAATTTCGATATTTTTTAATTATATTATTTTTTTCTGACGTTTTAACGTCAGAAAAAATAAATGAAATTTAATATTTTTTACCATAATCCTAATCCTATACCTGCATCTGAGATTCTTTCTTCGTTAACATTATAATCAATAATATTTGAATCAGAATCTCTTATATATTCATCGGCTCTTTTTAAAATTTCTAACGTTATATAATAACAAATTTTATTAATTAATTCTTTTGTTGATAATTTTTGAGTTTCTTTATTTAAATTATTTTTATCATATTTAAACTCTAGATTTTCAGGAAGATAACCGAAATTATTGTAAATTTGCCTAAAATTTCTTCTATATATATTATATAATTTTTCAAAAACATGCCTTTTACTTTTGGAAGTTAGATATTTTTTTGTGATATCAATTTGGTTATTTAAAAATAAAATAGCGTCAGGCTGAAATACTAATTTAGGCCGAACAATTTCCATTAACATATTTATATCATTTTCGTTAAGATCAGACATTTTTACAACAAAATTATGGCAAATTTTCTATTTAAAAATTTCACTTTTCTATTTTTCAATAAAAATAATTTGAAAATAAAAATAAATCAAAAAACTAAATTTTTATTTTTAATGAAAAGTGGTGTTGTTTTACCCTCATTTAACATTTTTTCAAATTCTGAATGTGATTGTTTTAGGTAAAAATCTGTATAAAATCGTTCGGGTGCCATGTTTTTTGGTGTATCTTGGGAACACATTGTACATTCATTAGGGTCTAAATAACCAAAAACCTGAGTTCCTAAACCGTATTCATTCACAAATCTATCATAACCAAATCTAGAGGCGTGAAGAGTATGGGTAGTTCTTTCCTTTAAATTACTAGAATCTGATGAATAAGTGTAGAGTAATTCCTTATCTCTAGGAGCGATTAAATAAGATGCACTATATCCAAATGGGTTTTTCTCGTATATATTACGAGGAAAAACAGTTGATTTTTCTGGACATTCATATAAAAGGTCTAATCCTTTTGTAGATTCGGGGACAGAATATCTTAAATGTTTAGAATTTAAAACATTCATTTTCATAGGATTTCTCGTCCTTTCTGAACCAAAAGGCTCATTTGCAGGCGGTATATCATATTCAATTTTGTCATATTTACATAAATTTTTATTATAAGAAAATGGATTTTTATTATTAGTAGAGACGGGGCAGGTCATATTTTTATTTTACTCAAAATTTTTAATTTATTATAATTTATTTTAACATTCAATATTTTATTTTTTAATTTACAAAAGTAAATTAAAAATGTCGATTATTTTAGATAAAATTTTTAAGAAAAAGCGCTAATCGGCGATGTTTTTATTATTAATTTTCCGTATAATTCTTCAAATTGTTTAACGGATCCTATCTCTATTTTTATAGTCTCAATAAAGAAAATATTTGTTGCTCCAATATTTGAAAAAAATGTGTTTAATTCTTGAGAAATTGCTTCGCTTACACTGATTTTAAATATTCCTTCATCAAAAATTTTATTTTTAATTTTACAAATAGGATTTTCTGGTGTGTTTATCGGAACACAGTATTTATCAAATATAATTTTATTTGAAGAAAAATAACAAAATGGATGTAAAATTTTTGTATTTTTTTCTTCAAAAAGTATAAGAAAATTATTATTAGACATTAAAATTATATTCGTCTAATTCAAAAATAATTAATCAAAAATGCTTTTTGTTTTTATAAAAATTAAATAAAATTGTTTTTCATTTTTTCAATAAAATAATAAAGATATTTTTTCAATAAAATAAAATAATAAAAATATTTTTTATTTAAAAATAAATATATATTTATTATTTTGCCAAAAATAATGTTAAAAATTGAAAATATAATATGTATTTCATGAAAATATTTATTTTTTAAATTTATGCATCATTATTGGTATAAAACCTTATTTCTTGTGAATTTTAGATTGTGCGGAAGAAATATTAATTGCCCAATAGAATTCATTAAAGACGAAGATTTCAAGAGCTACGTTCCACAAGATGAGCAAATTTCTAGATTTACAAAAAGACGTCGCGGAATAACAGGAAAAAAATGTTCTATAATTCGAAATAAAATATTCTATAATTCAAATATTTTTGAAATAAAATAATTTTTCGCATTTTTAATGTGAAAAATAGGTTAAAACTTGGTAAAAAATATAAAAACAAATCTTGATTAAAAATTTTAATCAGATAATGTAAAACACGTAGATCCAGAATTCACGTCTGCTGGTAAACCATTTTGCGTTAAAGCAGTAAAATTTCCATATGCTGGAGTTGCGTAAAAAGTCATGAAACCTGCAGTAGAAGTAACAACTATTCCAACAACATTAACTCCAGCATTGGTCACCGTAATAGTCGCCATTTGAGAAATAGTTGGGCGAAAACCTACTGGGACCACAGCATTGGCAACATTTGTTCCGTTATTGCTTGTAGTAATTGGCGCAGTTCCGGCTCCCGCTGTAAAAGTTGCATTATTTAAACCTATATTGAAAAATAACATTCTTCCTATTCGTAGAATTGCCCAAGATAATGCGTTAGGATTTGCGGTTCCTCCAGAAATTAATGTTAGTCCAGGTAAATTACCTCCACCGTCGCTAGTTGCAACAGCATCAAAAAAAGTTGGATTATTATAAAGAGTTCCAAAAGCAAATGGAGAATTTGACAGTAAAGCCACGCCTCCAGCGCCGGTAGTTCCAGCAAAAGTTTTAACGCCTAAAAATGCCTGGCCTGTTGTATTAACTCCGCCAGGAAATCCGGTGCTTGCTGGTTGTAATTGTAAAAAACCATTTGCAATATTACCTCCTGCGCTATTTGGCGTATTTCCAAAACCAGTTACGCCTACTAATCCGGTAGCTCCCGTATTTCCAGTGGGGCCGGTAGGTCCTGTCACGCCAGTTGCCCCGGTATTTCCGGTGGGACCTGTTGTCCCAGTTGCGCCAGTTGAAGCGGCTGCGCCCATCATTCCAGTGGGACCTGTAAAACCGGTTGGGCCTGTTTTTCCGGTGGGACCTGTTACGCCAGTTTGCCCTGTAGGACCTGTAACGCCGGTTGCGCCAGTTTGCCCTGTAGGACCTGTAACGCCGGTTGCTCCCGTATTTCCTGTCGGGCCAGTAGGACCTGTTGTACTTATTGCAGACCATGTCGTTTCATTTCCTATACAAAATTCTTGAAGTCCGGAATCATAAGCAAAAGCGCCAGCAGTAGGCGGAATAGACCACGAATTTGGTATAGTTAAATTTAATCCTACTGGAGGTAATAATTTTGTGTGAGAAATTGAAGTGTGTGTTGTAGTCGAAATATTAGACATTTTTTATTTTATTTATTATTTAATAAAAATAAAATAAAAAAAATGTTTATTTTAAAAAGCAAAATTTTTAAATTTTGCTTTTTAAAAGGATCTATTTTTTTCT